AAAAGAGTTTGACATAATGGATAACTTTGAAGATAGGCGAGCCGTAGTATATGCTAGAAATAAAACATTTGATATTGCTAGAGATTTAGGGCTAAAATACTTTATGATGCTAGACGACGATTATAGTGGAATAGCCTATGCTTTTACAAAAGACTTTAAGTTCAAGCATAAGCCTATCAAAAATATAGACAAGGTACTAGACGGAATGATAGATTTCTATAAGAGTACGAACATAAAGAGTATTGCTTTTGCACAAGCAGGAGATTATATCGGAGGAGATAATGGATTCGCATATTCAATAACAAGATTGAGGAAGTGTATGAATACTTTTCTATGTAGTCCAGATAGACCATTCAAGTTTGTTGGTAGAATAAATGAAGATGTTAATACTTATGTGTTAGAAGCAAAGCACGGTAGTATATTCCTTACAATTCCTTGGGTAAAGATAATACAGAAACAAACACAAGCGAACAAAGGAGGACTTACTGACATATATTTAAACTATGGAACTTATGTGAAGAGTTTTTACACAGTAATGATAAATCCCTCATCGGTAAGAGTAGCCGAAATGGGAAGCAGGTTTAAAAGAATACATCACAGAGTAGAGGGAAGCTATACTTATCCTATGATAATAAGAGAATCAATCAAAAACAATGGAAAATAAGAAATCAAAAAACAGTGGCAAGAACAAAGGTTGGGATAACCTAAAACCTTTCAAGTCTGGAGAAAGTGGTAATCCTAACGGAAGACCTAAGGGACAAAAGAATTATGCCACTTTATATAGAGAAGCATTAATTAAATTAGCAAAAGCAAATAAAAAGACTCCAGACGAATTAGAGCTAGAAATATTAAGTAAAGGAATCTTAAACGCCCGTGCGGGTGATTATAGATTTTACAAAGACTTATTAGATAGATTACACGGTACAGCAATATCAAGAGCAGAGCTTACTGGAAAGGACGGAAAGGATTTAATGCCAGACCAAAAGAAATTAATAGCAGATTCAATTGAAGATTATCTAAATGGACATAAAGGAAATACTAAATAGAAATAATCCTGAAGAGTTAAGAGAACTATTTGGATTTACAATAGAAGATTCAGACGAGAAAATCTTGCTCAAGTTTAACTTATGGGCAAGGTTTTTTTATATACAATACTTTACATCTAAAGATGCACCATTCCACGAGAAGATAGACGGATATAATTTAAAGGCTTATAAGGGTGAGATAGCATCATTTACAGATATTGCTTTTAGAGGTGCAAGTAAAACATCAAGAACTAAACTATTCATTGCTTTTTGTATTGCTAATGATAGGGGCCATTTTAGAAAGTATATTAAAGTATTATCAACAGACTTAGATAATTCAAAGCAGATTGTAACTGATGTGTATAATATGTTTATCAATCCTAGAGTAATTGAGGTTTATCCTGAGATATTCGTTAGAGATAATATTAAAAGAGAGGAACGAATGAGCAGTTTTACTACATCAACAGGAGTAAAGTTCCTTGCAGGTTCAATTGGAACAGACCAAAGAGGTGCATTACAAGAAGAATCAAGACCAGATTTGATACTGTTTGAAGATATAGAAACACGAAAGACTTTGCGTTCAGCCAAAACAACTCAGGCTATTTGGGATAGTATGGAAGAAGCAAGAACATCTTTATCAAAAAATGGTGCTTGTATCTATAATGCTAACTATATTTCAGAGATGGGAAACATACATAAACTTGTATTGGGTAGGAATGATAAGAATATAGTGTTAATCGTCCCTATCATAGACGATAAGGGGGTTATTGCTTGGGATAGGTATAATTTATCAGAGATAGAAGAAATGAAGCAGAGAGACGATGATTTTGAGGGAGAAAGACTTTGTAAGCCGTCAGCAAGTAGAGATGTATTTTTTGACAGAGAGTCCTTAGATAAAATGAAAGTAACAATCCCGATTAAAGAGGTTGCTGGATTTAAACTATTCAAGAACTTTGACCCTAGCCATAGATACGCAGGAGGACACGATGTTGCAGGTGGTGTTGGATTAGATAGTTCAACATCAGTCTTTATAGACTTTGACCAAATACCTTGCCAAGTTGTAGGAACATTCCATTCAAACTTAATTAGACCTGATAACTTTGGGGACGAAATAGAAAGAGAGGCTAACATTTTTGGAGGTTGTTTAGTATGTCCTGAAAGGAATAATCACGGACACGCAACAATAGCAAGGTTAAGACAGTTGAATGCTAATGTATGGATTGAAAAGCCGTCGGACATAAAAGTTAATCAAGCAATGGGAACAAATTACGGTTGGAATACTAATGCAGCAACAAAGCCTAAAGCATTGTTTGCTCTTTCAAAGGCTATTTCAGACGGATTATTAGAATTAAATGACGAAGACCTTATTAATGAATGCAAGAGTTACACAAGAAATGATTTAATGGATAAAGAACAAGACCCTAGACTAACTACAAGACACTTTGACTTACTAATTGCGTGTGCAATTGCTTGGCAAATGAAAGATTTTGCTAAGATAATTGAAAAAGAGGAAGATTATTTCATAGAGGACGAACCTTTACGCTCAAGTATTGGAATATAATTGACAAAAACACCTCAAATGCTAAAATAAAAGTAAAGCAATGGCAAAAAAAGTTGTAAAGGAGTTCAAAGAGATAGAAAATAATGATTATGATGTTAATGTGACTAGAGTAGGTGTGTTATCAATAGAGATTTACGATGAAAATGCTAAAAAAGTAAGAACATTTGATAAAAATGATTCAGATTCCAATGAGGGATTCATTATTAAAGCAAAAAAGTTCGCAAGAGGAGGAAGATTAAGAATAAAATATAATTATAAAGAAATAATATGAAAAAAACTAATAAAAAAACAATAAAGCAAGTAGAAAGGGAAGTGCAAATTAAAAATGATGTGCTAGAGGATGTAAACGAGACTCCAGAGGTAGTTGAAGAGCCAGTAGTAGAAGTTAAGCCAACAAGAGAGATTCAAGCCATAGAGGTAATGACAGACGCAGGAATAATCATTAAAAGATTTACATCAGTAGACGGTGATAACTTTGTTGAAGACGCAAAAGCATTTGCAGTAGCAAATAACTATAAGATAGGAATCAAATAGCATGAAACAAACTCAAATAGACGAAATTACAACTCAGTGTTTGAATGAAATTGCCTTTGACAGAAGTTATAAGCAAAAAAAGATTGCAGGTTGGAAACTTAACGAGGATTTATACTACAATAAAAAAGTAGCATTAACAGAATCTCGTTCAAATGTTAATTTAGCAAGAGGGCAAGAGTTCGTTCATACATTACTTTCAAAGATTAAAAACCCATCTCGTTTTGTTTTTGGAAAGAAAAAGGAAAGTCAATTACAAAGAGTTGAAAGACTTAACATATTGAGCAAGCAAGATGCAGTAAACGACCATTGGGCCATAAAAGATATAGAGGCAAAAAAACAAGTAATAATTTACGGAAGAGCAATATCTTTTTATTATGCAGATTCAAAGAATGGTAATTACAAACCACATTTAGAGAATTGTGATGTTTATGATTTTCTTATTGACCCATCAGCAGGTGGAATAGATATTGAAAAAGCTTGGCATTTAGGCAGATATGGAGTTGTTTATTCAAGGAGACAGCTTGAGTTGTTTAAAAAAGACAAAGCATATATAAAGACAGGGATTAATAATTTATTATCAGGAACTGGAAACAATACCGATAAGGGTGCTGAAGACTTGAATAAGGATAATAGAGCCTCAAACCAAGATACTGGACAAACAAAGGAATTACAGAATCCTGATAAGTTTAAGTTCTGGGAATGGTTTACTACTTACGACGGAGAAAGATATTATGTACTTTTAAATGAAAAAGGAGGTTCAGCCATTAGAATTGAAAAGCTAACAGATATGTTTAGTGCTACAGAAGATTACGAATTGGGAATGTGGCCTTGTTTTTCTTGGGCAGCTTATCCTGATTTAACAGAGTTTTGGAGTCCATCACCTTTGGATTATGTAAGAGATATTTTACAAGCACAAGATGTATCAATTAATCAGATGCTTGATAATGCAGAAGCAGTTAATAAGCCTCAGAAAGCAGTCCAGATTGATAATATAAAGAACATAGCAGAATTGAAGTACAGAAGAGACGGAATCATTAGG